CAAACCCGGTACGGTTCACAATTATTGGATGTAAAGATGAAGTTGAATTTATAAAGCTACTGGGTAATCCATATGTATATGAAGATATTATAAATAGTTCAATTGATAACCTAGATCCAGACAATTTTTTAAATATTGAAGAATATTATTCACGAATGGCTGATTTTCAATGCTTGAAATTGAGATATAAAAATGAATTTATTCAAAAAAACTCTGGTGCAGAATTTCACTGGTACTTTATCGAAGGTCTTGAAGCCTATATAAATGGACATTTTCTTCCTGCTTTATTAAGCCTAATATGTGGAATAGAGTCTTCTTTAAGATCGACACTTCATTTGATGAGTGATGGTGAAGAAGATAGATTGTATGTAAATAAAATTATGAATAAAGAGATGATTATTGATGCTAAAAATAAAGGTTTACCTATTTCAGCACTAGCTTTTAGTAATGAACAAGATTTTCATAAAAAAATAACAAATGATGAAAAGATCAATCTAATTAAGCTAAGAAATGATCTTATGCATGGAAATATTCGTGAATTCACAGAATATTTTGAAGAGCAAAGAATATTTTATCCTGAACACTTAATTGATTCCCTAGTTGAAATAATCTTGATATCAAAAAAATGGATAAAAGAGTTAAGTGAATTTAAAAATACGATTTAAATATAGGCGCTTATTTAGCGCCTTGAATTGCAGTTTTAATTTTTGCTACAGATTGAGAAGTCCATCCCTTATAAGTTTTTGACTCTCGATCTGGCGGGAATTTCTCCAAATAATATTTTTTAAATGTATTTGGAGCCATACCAAGTTCCTTAGCGAGTTGTCGTAAAGAATACCAAGACATTTGAACCTCCTTAATTTTTCAATTCATTACGTTCTTTGTTCAGTTGGCGCAAAAGGTTATGCAAAGTAACGGTTACAGCTTTATCTAGACTTTTGGTTGAATGAAACTCTGCTAGTTGAGACAGTGCTAAACCAAAAATGTGATATGCAAAAACCTTTGCAGCCTCAGGATTATTTTTGAGAAGCTCCTCAGTACTTGGACAAATGATTTTTTCAAAAATATGAACAGCTACCTGATCCGGAGTACCTTCAATACTGCTAGGGCTCAAATTAACTTCACCAATAACTTTGCTCATCCTTCAGCTCCCGATTCAATATCCAACTTCATTGCACCTTCATCTGGATATTCGGTCATCCAAAAGTAATAGCCTTTTCCACTGTGGCCATCTTCAAAGAATTTAATTGTTAGTTCAGTATCAAGTTGATCTAAATCTTTCTCACCATCTGGATTTACAAATTCGAGAAGGCTTTTTAGTTGATGACCGCTAAGTGTTATGCTCATTGTTCAGCTCCCGATACGTTTGGCACACTATGAAAATGCATCCAATGTGAAGGTGGATCATTTTGATAGTTTGCCCATACGCTATTTAAATCCTCATCAATAGTCATATAGTCTTGTTCTGGGGTGACATCAGGAGCATCTGCCCAACAAATAAGTACCATTATGTCAGTAGGTGGCAATTCATCAGTCACGCTAATCCACGTTGGAACTTTGGATTTCATGAAATCTACAGCTTTCTTCCACATTGCCCAACCACTATTTACACGATGGTAAACATCAAAAAGGTCTTCTTCACTTAGATCAGTTTTGACACCTTCAGCAATATCAAAACAGCCGCCATTCATATCGAATTCGAGGACATCTAAATGTTCGGGAATCCAATATTTTTCTTTAAAAATAGGCAATTGCTCAGCCCAAAATGCTTGTTTAGTTTTTAAATCAATCATTACCTAAGCCCTCAAATATTCTTCTTTAGTCCATTCAACAAACTCTTTATAAAGTTGTTGTGCTGGTTTATTTAATCGGTTGTGATAGTCGATCGTTATGCGGCGCCAAGCGACTGGTACCGCATAATGCTTTGTTAGAAACATCGCTTGATCCATGCCTTGCCGGACTATTACATAGCCCAGCAATTGCAAGTAGTACATAAAGCCAAGCATGTGTTTTTGACTCACTTTCTTGTACTGATCTTTCATATTAGAAGCCATCCACTAATAGATAATCAGGGTCTGCTTCTGGTTGAGAAACTGCTGGATTTTCTAACTCAAAGCGACGTTTTTTAACAAAATCCATGAGTCGTGATTGAATCTGTGGATCTCGTGCGGCCACATCTATTTCCAAAGCATCTAGCGTTGTAAGGTCTGGTGCAGTTTGGATTTGAACCATTAAAGAGGGTGGCTCATTAGCAGATGCCTTTTCTTTTTCTAGCTCTTCAAGACGTTTGTGAGTGGCGAGAAGGATAGGCTTCATTTGTTCGTCATCCCATGTGCGGGTATAACGATAAACCGCATTTACTTCTGCAGGTGTTTTTGACTCTTTTACACGCTGTAGAAGAGTATCTAGGGTTTGCTGATATTCTGGATCTACTTTAGGCTCGTTAGTTTCTGGAACTAACAGATCCTCAGATGTGGTGACATTTGTTTGTTCGGTAATAACAATTGTTGGTTGAATTTCTGCAGAAATAACTTCAATAGGCTTTTCTGCTTTTGATTTCTTGCCACGCTGTTTCTTTTTTTCATCACCTAAGCGAATAACACTTAAATCGTCACTAACTTCAAAACCTAACGCTTTGGACAGTGCTTTTAATTGAAGCTTGGCGTTTTCTGCATCACGTTGAACGAAGCCACAGTTAATAGAATCAATTAATGCGGTGGTTTTAAAATTCACGACGTAAATAGAAGGCGAATATGTAGTAATTACAAAAACATCCTGACCTTCTTCATACTCATCAATAGTTAATGGCTTTGTGAATGTAATGCCAGCCAGCTCAATAGTTTCGATTTTGATGCAGAATTCAAAACCCGGTTTACCAAAAACAGAAGCGGGGAATTGATCTAAGTCAGAAAAGTCCAACATGTCTCCAATAGGACGACAAAGAACAGTTTTACCTTTTTGAAGAGCTGCAAATGCTTCAGCTGCAGTGATTAGATTATTCATGCTGTCATCCCCGTTTTCGCTAAGGTTTCAATTTCTTGTTTAACTGCAGTTAGTTTTGCCGCTTCTATTTGAATGAGGGCATCTATGCCTAAGTGCTCACATACTGTTTTTACGTCTAGGCCACGTTCAGCAATAAAGTTTTGAAGTTCGTCTCTTTGTTGATCTGAGATACCGTTAAATTCTGGTGGACTAATCCAAGTGCCACGTTGTTTATCAAACGTGCAATTCAATGCTTTAGCCCTCATTAACATTGCTTGGCGCATGTTCTGGTAATACATATGTTCTTTATCAAGCGACTCAGTTAATTGATTAAGGTCACCTGCATGCTCTGCTTCCTCACAGCTTTGTTTCCAGTTTTCTAGCTCTTCTTGGGCTTTAGCTGCTGCAAGTTGTGCAGGCGTTAAGGTGTTAATGTGATCTTTAGCTTGAGTAATCAGGTCAGCCAAGAAAGTAGGGTGTGCTTTAAGATCAGGTACCCATACTTCACCAGTTTCACCGCCTAAAGCACCTGAGTTTTTCGCATGATGTGTAGGCGAGGGTTTAAAATTAATAACGCGGGCATTTTTACCTTCACCTGTAGTAACAGTTGTTAGATAACCCATCACATCTGCGATACGGTAAAGCTCGTTACGGTTTTTACCACCTAGATCTGGTCGGTAAATAATTTGATCACCGTTTTGATCTTCTGAAGCGTGTGCAATGAAAACAACGTCTTTACCTAAACTGATCAAAGTATTGATGTATTGCTTGAACGTTTGGTTCGCTAAACCTTGAGCCTTTAACTTTAAAGAGCCATCTTTTTGACGGTTATTAGCAGTTAGCAATAGATGGGTTTTAATGCATTCAAGCATTGCACCCACGGTATCAATGACAACAGTTTTATATGGTGCTAAGTCCTGCGGAGTAAGGTTAGCTACATCACTCCATTGTTGTACCTGTACGACTGCACCACGCCGTAATTCACCAGTACGGTGAGCACCACGGTCAAAGTCAAAAGAAATTGCTTTTTCCGCAGTAAAGCCCATCGATGATTTACCTAAACCCGGATCAGCGTATAGGTACACAATAATTGCTTGAACCAATAAAGTTTGGTCAGCAGTAATAATCGGTAGAGCCATTTTTATTATCCTTATCTTGAGCCAGTGAAGCCGCGCTTAGTTTTATAAGCTTTGCGGTCATAGGTAGGGATGTTTGTTTCACGCAGTTTTATAGCGAGCTGCTTTCTGCGCTGAAAATCAATTTCTTGTGTGAGTTCATTCCAAACTTTTGGATAAGAAGTTTGGAACCTAAACACATTTAAAGGCGTCTTAAATCCGTCTTTAACTTTGTAAAGAACTGAGCCATTAGCATTAGATGCGTACACTTGCCAGCCAATACGAACAGAGTAGAGGCCCTTATCATCACGGCCTAAAAATGACATGTAGCCGTCAGGGTGTTTTTTGAAATTAGACATCTTTAAGCCTCCTTACATTCGCATGTACCAACAAAGGCATACGTAAGCGGGCTAGGAGCATCTACAGGTGAGACGTCCTTAATATTTAAAGGAATAATTTCTTTGCGATATTTAACTAAAACCACATCACCTTCACGGCAATCGACAATTCCTTCTTTTGAAGAAAAACGAGCAGATTTAGAAGATTGGGTTACTCTGCAAAATGAAACCTCATCACCAGCTTTGATTTTTGAACGGTCAACAGGAATCATCTTCTTGCAAGTAGGGCAGTTGTAATCTTTCATTAGGCTGCCTCCAACCATTTATTACGGTCGATATAACCAACCAATAAAATATTTATATTTTTATGGTCGTCATGATTGGTGAAATCATTCCAAGGTTTGCCACTTAAGTCTGTTACTGACTCAATAGCAAGGTTAGTAATTTCAGCCGCTGTAAAATCAGATCCAGCTACACCATAGCTATCAGCTACGCCATCAAAATCGAAGCTTACGTTTAATTTGAAGCCGTCTATGCGGATAACAGCTACACCAGTTTTTTCACCAGTTTGCTTAATTCCTAAGAGTTCATATTCAGAAGCAACTACTTGTTTGCTTTCATATGAGTAATTAGAAGGGACGCTAGAATTAGCAGTTCGATATTCACAAGAACTCAAGGCTACAAGTACAGCAATTGCTGTAACTCCAGTTATCTTATGCTTGTTTGAAAAGGTTTTTACGTTCATAATTGATCTCGCAGTTTTGCAAAAGCACATCGGACCTGGGGAGGGGCGGTGTGCTTTTTTGTTGTCTACGAGACAAATACTACTTTAAGTAGAAATTAAGTCAATACATAGTAGGAATTATTTCCTACTTAAAGTTGTATATTATTAGTTTTAAATAATAAAAAACCCACAAAAAGTGGGTTTAAAGTAAAAAATTAATAATTGGTTTCAAAGAAAATAAGCTGAAATTCAATAAATATCTCGGTACAAGCCAACCACTTTTCCAACAAGGCGGCAATCTTCGGAAAGTTTAATAATTTTATCAGGCCAGTCTGGGTTCAATGGTTCCAAGAATTTACTTGTTCCTTCGCCCTCAATGATAAGCCTTTTAAAAGTCGCCTCTGAATCGCCAGCGCAAGCTACAATTACAAGATCATCTGTTTTAAGATCAAATGTTTGAATGTCTGGATTCACATATATTCTATCACCCGGTAGAAAGGTTGGAGCCATAGAATATCCTACTACTTTTAAAGCATATCCATTTTTCCCGCATCTTTTATTTGGCGGTAAATATTCTTCAATTTCCGTATCTTTCAAAACTGTCTCAATCGGTGTAAATGAACCAGCCGCAACCCAAGAGATTACTGGAACCCTGCGTCCTTCGAAACCAACTTTATCTGATAAATCAATATTATTGTCTAACTTAGTGCCATGGTCTAAGTAACTAATTTCCACTCCAAAAATATCAGCCAATGTTTGTAGCTTTTCAATTCTTGGTTTAGCAGAACCGAGTGTATATCTACGAGCCATCTCATAAGAAACACCAATTGCATTTTTTAACTCATTGATAGTTTTAATTGGAGAGTCTTTTGCCTTCATCAATGCGTTGAGTCGGTCCGCAAAGTCTTTGTATTTAGCGTCTTCCATCAAAATAGGCTTCTTTTCTACTGTGGGTAGAATTTTACTATCAATTTTTAGTTGCACCAATTCTATTTTTGGTAGTATATTTCTTTCTACTTTAAGTAGGTTTTTTGGTGTCATTTATGACTACTCCACATGAAGCATTTAATAACGCTGTGACTTTTGCAGGGAGCATCTCAGCTTTAGCTCGAAAAATAGGGGTTACACCTTGGGCTGCTAGCAAATGGAATCCTGAGAAAATTCCAGAAGATCGCTGTTTGAAAATTGAGGAAATTACTCAGGGTCAAGTTAAGGCAGAACAATTACGACCAGATATTAACTGGGAATATGTTCGCAAGAACCTTAAGAAGCAAAACCAATCCGTGAGCTAATTCTCACAAATTAGCAAACGTGCGTATACGTGAAATTTAAAGAGGGATTCACATATGAGTGAAATCAACTTAAGCCCAGAGGCTAAAACAGCAATTTACAAGATGATTCACCAGTCACAAGGAGTTACGCCGCAAGAAATTGCAAACGTACTTGGTGACTCTTACAAGAGCGTACTTAATTACGCAAACCCAAATATGGAAAGCCATTTACCAAGTATTAAGAAGCTTGAGGCAATGATTCAGTTTACACGCAACCCAGCTTTAGTTAAGGCATGGGCACACATGCTTGGTTATGTTCTAGTGCCAGCTAATCAAGTGGATGAGAAAGGCCATGAAGTCAGCATTGTTGAAACCTTGCTACATATAAATATTAACAATGGCCAAACCAATCAACAGGTCCACAAAGTTTTAGAGGATGGAGTTGTTACACCTGCGGAATTAGCAGATACAGAAGAAATCTTAGAAGAAATGGAAAACCACATTCGCCAACTTCGAGAGGCGCTTAAGTCGGAAGCTGCAACTTATATTTCTAAGGTAAAGAAAGAAAAAGCCTGATCTGGTCCATCAGGCTAGTTAATTCAATTACTTGCTAGAGGAATCGAATATGCAAAACAATTTAGCAAATCAATCGGCTAATTACAACTTACCAGAATTTCTATCTGGTGACGTTGTTGTACTTACTGAAGAGTGCCGCACTTTTAAATCAAATGATTTGTTTGAAGTTAAAAACAAAAACTTGACTAGTTTATGGACCATCAAATCAGAGAATCATTTGATTTTAGTTTCGTCAAAAGAAATCCGCACAGCAACAGTTGCAGAACTTAATGCCAAACGCCGACTAACAAGCGCTGAGCAAGCATTAGCGGAGGTGTCATGAACAGCTTTACACAGCAAATCAAAGATTCTCGCCAGCAAAGTGAAATCCAATCTTTCTATGAGCCTGCATTGCGAGTACTTGGCCACCTATTTGAGGTGAAAAAGCAAAATTTACGCAACAAAGGGTATGACGAAAATAATGCAGCGGTAACAAAGATTGAATTTTCAGAGGCTATGGCTCGTCAATTTCGCATAACGCAGTGGTTAGCACAGCAGATTGTAACCAGCTTAACCAAGGCGTGTTTGGTTGATTCTTTTGGAGGCTATGTTAAGCCAAAGGGTGGTGAAAAGTGAGATATGCAGCAAGAAGAAAACAGGATATTTCCGTTTCCACCACACCGCTAGAGGTGGTAATTCCACTGGAACAACCAGTAAAGATCTATTCGGCTAAAGAATTAGCAGCTATGCCACTTTCAGTTATGAATGCCGCAATTGAGGCTCAGGAAAGATTTTATCAACTTGAAGAATTAACCCATATGGGGGGGGCAGGCTATAGCAGTTCGCCGTCTCATGGAGGATGGGCACAAACTAATTCAGGTGAAAGAAAAGTCTCGTATTCGCTACAAAATCAACAACGAATTTATTCCTCCAAGAATTATTCGTCAGTTGGAAATGCGCGGTCTTGTAAAATTAGGAGCAGTCACTGATGTATAAATATCTCCACCATATCAGCGACTTTATGGTTGCTACAGCGCACCTTAGCCCAGTTGAAGAGTGCTTTTATCGCCGTGCTCTCGATTTTTATTATTTGAATGAAAAACCATTACCCAAAGAAACCCAGTCGGTTTTTCGTCGGTTACGTGCAAATACCCAAGAAGAAAGGGATGCAGTATTAATTGTGCTGCAAGAGTTTTTTGTGGAAGAGGAAGACGGGTTTCACAACAAACGTTGTGATTCAGAAATCGCCGCTTATCAAAAAGTAGGGGATAAAAATCGTGAAAATGGTAAGAAAGGTGGGCGTCCACGTAAGGAAAAACCAAAAGAAAACCAAAGTGAAGGCGACTCGGTTAATTCTGAAAACCCACAAAAACCCAGTGGGTTAATTTTGGGTTCTGAAAGTGAAAGCCAAAAAAACCTTAACCATAAACCGTTAACCGATAACCAATATATAGATAGTAGTAGTAATGCGCGTGAAGAAAATTCGCAATTTACACCAATCCAATTTGCTCAGTATCAGATCGATGATCACAAGCGTTACTCAATGCGTGAATTCATTTCTGAATACAGCGAGTTTCAATACGATTTCATCTCACTTGCTCAACAAAGATTTGTTTCTGTACCTGAAATCGACTTGAGAACCATGATTCAAAATTTCGGTGACTGGTACTTTGCAAACGAATCTAGTTCATTGAATACACCAAGCATCTGGTTGGTTAAGTGGTTCTCTTGGGTTCAAAACAACGAGAAACAAGTTGCTGCTAACCGCAAGAAACAAGAGCAAATCAATTCAGCTGGTCAAAAACCACAAGAGTCGGGTTACTTCGCTAATCTTTTTGAAGAACAGAGCGAATCTCAAATCGTGGATGTAACCCCAGCAAAAAAGTTTCCAATGATTGAGGAGGTAGGTCATGCATGAGATTACCTTGAACGAAGTGCGTCAATTAATCGCATCTCTTCGCACTGTTTACGCTGCTCAGTTCAATAAGCAATTTCCAGCAACAGGCGAAAGCGCAATTCCTCTGTCAGTGGTTGAGCAAATCGCACTTAAAACACTGGTTGGCGTTCAACAAAACCAATTTAACAACGCACTTGCTCGATTACTTACAGCAGGTGGACGTTTTATGCCGTCATTTGCTGAGTTTCGCACCTGGTGTATTGGTGAAAGTTGGATGTCTCCAGAGGAAGCTTGGTCACGTGCATGTAAGTTTACGACTGACAGTACCGTGGTTATTACACAAATTACAAAATATGCATTAGACGAAGTGATGTATTTGATCGAAGCCGGCCAAATGCGAGCAGCTCAAGATAATTTCTTCGGAACCTATAACGTGATGGTGGCTAAAGCTCAATTGAAAGGTCGTCAGCAAGAGTTTTACGCTCCACCGCTACAACTAGAACACAAAGAACCTAAACACGTTCCTGTGAGCAATGACGAGGCTCAAAAGCATCTCAAATCATTGATGGAAAGATTAAAAATCAATGGTCGTAAACCTGCACCAGTTCAAAAACTTGAGGCAAAAGAAAAAGAGCCTGAGCTTGCAAAAGAATTAGGTCCAGATCCTTTCGACAATCCGCACGAATACGCTGAGATGTGCCGCCGTGAAGGTATGCCAATACCTAGAAATATTCTTCAGCTAATTGATGGGGCGAATGCATGAAAGCATCTAAATTGATTAGAGATAAAGGACTGCAATACGCGAAGGAAATCGTAGATTCAGCACCCGATAACGCAACTGAATGGAACGAGGGTTATGAGTTCCAATGTGGTCAAAGTGTAGAAATCAGCCCAGCAGATCGTGAGAAGTATTTTGTAGATTTGGTTGAGCTTAAACGTCTGGTGGAGTCTTTGAAAATCATCAGCGATTTAGGTGGAGTTGAGAAGCTAACGCCTGCATTCATTACGACAGATAAGCATGTTGGTTACACGCATGTTCGCATGGTGGGAAATGGGAGATTGAGCTTTCTTGATGATTTTTGCGACTTCATTCCAGATGGTTCCATTTCAATTAAGCGTGTGATGACTGCTATCCGCGACCACGAATCAATATACGGAGGCGGTGAATCTCATGCCAACTAGATATAACACAGGCGAGTATAGCTACGATCTTGAATATCACTATGGAGATATGTCAGCAAGCATGGAGATGCTTAGAGCACGTTTAATTGAATTGTTGACTCCTCATCTGTCTGGCCGTTATGTGAAATGGAGAGAAGCATATTTCACATGGTTTACAAAGTGCGGCGGGGATTCGGGGTGGATGTTTTGTGTAGGTCCACACGAATTTCATATTGATGGGGCGTTAAGGCGCTATTACTCAGGTTCTATTGATATTACCTACAACCAGAAAGATCGATATTTCTTGGTGGGTGAGAAAAAGAAAGTCAAATGTAAGGCTTGTAAGGGGTTTGGCTTCATTCGAGATGATGGGTGGGGGCATATAGATAAATGTGAAATGTGTGATGCAGAAAAAGGAGCCAGCCATGAGTGAGTTTGAGGGTAAATCTGGAAAGTGGGCTTGGGAGATTCAAAAAGAACAACAAGCGAAAGTGGAGGAGCTGCAAAAGCGTTTAGATGGGGCATTAAAAGAGACTCAATATGCTTTGCAGTATGTTGAAGAAGACATGCGCGGCAATCATGAATTTCTACAAATGGCAATGATTCGAACCCTTAAAGCTATAGAGCAAGTGCTCAAAGGTGGTGCTTGATGTCATCAGTCAGCATTGCTGAATACCGCAAGTTATTTCCCATAAAGAAAAATAAAAAGCGCCGTTCAGCAAAGCAAGTTGCCAGACAACCAAGTGTGGGTGAAGTGGTTCTGGCAACGCATTTAAGAGCATGCAAGATTGGTTTTGAACAGGAATATAAGTTCCATCCTGAACGCAAATGGAGAGCAGATTTTTTAATAAAGGGTTCAAAGATTTTGATTGAGGTAGAAGGCGGGATCTGGAGCGGAGGCCGTCACACAAGAGGTAAGGGCTATTTAGGGGATATGGAGAAATACAACTCCGCAGCAATGATGGGTTTTACAGTTTTACGGTTCAGCACAGAGCAAGT